GACTGCATATAGCCTGCGGACTTCAGCACCCAACTGACGTTCTTAATCATTCGGGGCGGGATCAGGGGCGGGGCGGGCTTGGCGTCCGACTCTCGCTCCTTATCTGCAACCGGGTCATACGCGCGCCAGACTTTCGTATGGGCGTCCTGAATGATCTTAAATGCCCCTGCCTTGAATAAGCCCCTCACGCAGACCATGCCGATGTGCCGCCAGTCAGCCCCCACCACAACGGCAGTCCCGTTCTCCTTTGGGTACTTGCCCTCCACCGGATGTGTCCCGGTGACTGCCCAAGCGAACTCCATCATGGCAGCCGTAGTCTTGCCGCTCCGGTTACCGCCCAGCACCACCCGCTCGGAAGCCATGTCGGCGTGGAACGGTTGCTGGTTTGCGTTGGGTTTGTAGAGCCGGACAGACTCAAGCTGGCGGGAAGCCAACTCCCTCTGGAGGTCCAACATCTCCTGACGAGCGTGCTGGCTTACTTGGTCGAGCGGATTACTCACGCGGCGGCTCCGCTAGGCGAGCCATGGCAGCGGCTTGCTCAAACTCGCCCGGGGAGATGTTCACCAGACTGGCAGGAATCTCCACTTCACTGGACTGGTGCAGGTAGTCGAGGTTCTTCTGGGATTCCGCAGCCAAGGCAATCTTCTGAGCGAGGCGGGCCTCTAACTCGTCATCGGTCATTAGCGACACAGGCTTCTGCACTGCGCCGCTCTCGGCCACGTTATTGGTCAGACGAACCACCGTCTCCAGAATGCTGGTCCGAATCCTGCCGCCCGATGGGGCAGAGTGGTAGGTGTGGACCAGTTCATTGGCCAGCCCGTTCACGCCACCAAAGAGGCTGTAGACGCTCTCCAGCAACTCCGTGGAGTGCGGGATGTTGCTGCCGCCCTTGCGCACAAGAGGAGCGGACATGAACGCTTCCGCTGCCCGCCGGGAGGTGGAGTCCATCTTCTGCTTGTGCTTGACCAGCTTGTGGCAGGCTTTGCAGATGGGCTGAAGCGTGTGCTGCGTCCCGGGGACCAGAGGCCACTTCCTGCGGTCGAGCGGCTTGACGATGCCGCACATTTCACAGGCACGGCTGGACATCATCCGGCCATCAGGATGAACGTCTGGAATGTCAACCTCTTCCATGCTTCACCTATCAAGCTGGAGAGACGAGATGTTGGGGTCGGGCCGCATCCCGGCGGCGAGCTTTTGCAGCTTCACCATGGGATTCTCTTCTTCGGGGACCTGCCCATCTTGGCGGGCCATCAGGTCGCCAACGCTCTGTCCGGTCAGGAAGTTCCCCAGCCCAGCCACAGCGTCCGATGGCAGGCGACTGTCGAGTAGTTTGCGGATAATGTCGCTCATTGATTTTGGTGTGGCATCACCTTCTCCGCTTTGGCGCAGCCGCATAGCCCGCCCCGGAGATCGGGTTGTAGGCAATCGGAGTATTTAGGGCATCGTCGGACGGCAGCATGGGCTGCATGGGCTGGGCCTGCGGGGCGGTGAACTGCTGGAAGTCCTGCTGGATGCTGTTGTGCATGGAGCCAGAAGGACTGGGTGCGGCTGGTCTGGGCTCTGAGCCACCAATGTCAAAGCCATTGCCTGATAGCTGACGAATGCGCTGAATGGAGTTCATCTAATCCCTCGTCAAGTTGCTTGGGTTTGGCCTGTGAGTTCTTGGTTGTGGATGGACCGGCTCCCCGGGGGACCATGCGCCGGAAGCATGGCCCCCCGGAGTGATGCGAACTACTTGCTGTAGGCTTCCCGAACGGTGGCCTCTGCCTGCACTTCAAACTCCGCATTGGCTTCCTTCTTGGCAGCCCGAGCCGCAGCCCGTTCCGCCTTGGCCTCTGCGATGGTGGCCTTCTTGGCCTTCCGGGCAGCCTTCCGGGCAGCATGGACGCCGACCGGGCCACTGACCGGGCCTTCGCTCACCTCAACCTTCTCGACTACCGTCACGCCAGCCGGACCTTCCTCGACGGTCACGGTGTCTTTCACCTTGACGCCGGGGGAAACCACAACTTCCTGATCGACCTCGACCGCCACAGGGGCGGCAGGGGTCTTCTTGCCGTGGCAGCCTGAACCAGCCTTGACCGGCTCGACAACCGGGATGGCCAGACAGCCAAGGAGGAGGGCGGCAGCAAACACGATGTACTTCTTCATGGGAGTTACTCCGGGGGGAAAGGGACTATCGAAAAAGTTGGGTCCACATAGGGCCACGGGCCCCACGCACATAGCCAGCACCGATCTCGGTGTAGCGTCCATTTAGGATGTTGGCTCGGTGGCCGCGACTGTTCATCCAGACTCGGACTACCTCCTCGGGTGTCTTCTGATTCCAAGCCACGTTTTCGCCATAGCCCATGCGGGAATGGTGCATACGGGTGTTGGCTTGGATCGCTGACCATTGGCGGGCGTCGTGCATCATTTGGGCGTTCATCTTCAACGGGCGAAGTCCTCGGCGGGTTCGTTCTTGATTGGTAAGCCTTATGACTTCATGCTCAAAGTGATTGCCGACAAGGACCTGAACTGGTGGCTTGGGTGGTCTTGGTGGCGGGCAGACAACGGGGACCACAACCTCTTTGATCCCGTAAAGGGCGAAGAGGACCAGTGCCGCCCCGAATAGCCCCTTGCCCCATTGCATTGGTCAGTCTTTCTTGGGCTTCTCTCCGTAGACGAGGGCGAACACTAGGTCTTTGGTGGAGTCAGAGGCCACGGTGCAGCCCTCCTTTTCCAGCCTGTTCTTGAGTTGGAGAAGCTGAACCACCGTGTTGATCTGGGCATCCTCTTGGATGGAGTTCTTATAGAGGAGGCTTTTGATCCACAGCACTGCACTGCCAACCACTGCCGGGGATGCCAGCAACAGGACCCCAACCAGAAGGATCAACGTCTGCGGATCGGTCAGGCTCATTTGTCATTCCCTTTGACTATTGACTACTTGGTCAAACCGCTCGGATTGCCAATCAATGAAGTTGGAGAGGTGCTTGAGGTCCGGGTAGCTGGGGTCGCGCTTCTTGACCACCGACAGCATCACCCGGCAGTAACGCTCCATCTCTTTGGCGAAGTCCTCTGTCTCCTTGCGTTTCTCCCATCCCAACTGACGGCGGGCAATAGTTCCGTGGACGTAACTGTTCCACTCGTCAGCCAAATAGATCGGACTGTTGTTCCAGCCACCCTTGGGCTGTTCCACCATGTAGAGCTTGAAGATCGGCCCTCGCTGATCCTTGGGGACTTGGTTGGCGACTTGTTCGATAGTGACCTTGGGGTGCTTGAGAACGATTCCCTTGCCGTCCCCTAGGTAAATGCCGTGCTTTATGGTGCTGGCGTGGAGCCGGTTAGAGGCACCATGCGTGAGTTCGTGAACCCATGTCACAAGGTCATCCGGCTCCTTGTGGTCCTGCCAGTAGTGAGGCTTCTCAAGCCTGCAATACAGGTCAGTGAGAATCTCGCACTTTTGTGGAGTAGGCTTCCTTAGAGGCGGGCAGACGTTGGTGACAAATGGGATGTCCGGCTTGGCCAGCACCGACACAGTTTCAGGGTTAAGTGGTGGTGGGTCTGGGGGCCGGACTTGTGTTGGAACCTTGAGTGGATAGGGCTTAAAAGATTTCGGCTGGCGGGGAGGTTTTGGCTCTTCCCGCCAGCCGAAGATCGCAATGAATAGTCCAGCCAGAATGGCAATCCGCCCAGCGAGTATTGCTAGGGATGCCATGCTCCCGGGTTAGGCAGCCGAGTGACCGTAGCCAGTGTTGACCAGCGTCCGCACCCTGCCGTTGGCAGGAGCCGAGATGGCCACGCCGATGGCATTGGCAGCGGTTCCGGTGGCAGCCGCACCAGCCGTTGCAGTCACAAGGGCACCAGCCGCAAGGGTGGCAGCCGTAGTGATCGCAACCGGCCCGGACACCACCAGCCAGAAGACATCGCCATTGGCAACGCCCGATGGCGGCAGGTACTCATCAACCACACCGAGAGGAGCGTCCGTTGCAGCCGCAGCCACACCGTCCACCTCGTCAAGGATGGCCGACTTCTTGAACTTCACCACCGCACCCGGGAGCAGCGGAGCCCCCGAAGTGTTGCGGACAGCGATGCAGGTCACCACACGGTTCGACAGGAACACACCGGCATTGTTCGTCCGGGGGTCGGTGTCGGTGAACACCTTCTGCGAACCAGTCACAGAAGTGCCCTGCGCGGGCAAGCTAACACCAAGGGTCTGACCCCGGCCAAACCAAGGATCGCTATTCAGAATGGGCATGGTTCTCTACTTTCCTTTGGGGCTAGGGTCAGGCAATGGCCTGCAACTTGAAGAAGTTACGCGGAGATTTCAGCTTGATGTTCCCGAGGACACTCACGACGTACCTGTACGCCTGTGTATCTTCGTTGTAAAACGGTCCCTCGCTCGTCAGGAGGTTACCTTCCATGCAGTACAGTTCCATGTTTGCGATGGACAAACCGTAGCCACAGCCCGCAGGAACGGCATACTCGGTCGTGATGTCGCAGCCGTCCTGAACGAAGCTGTCATTAAAACCATACTGCTTCAGGCCCGTGTTGCTGCTGATGAGAGCCCGCTCCTTGGAATCCAGCTTGTTCATGTAGCTGATGTACAGCTTACGATCAAGCACCACCATGTCGATCTGGCTCTCCTTAGTATCATTACGCTTGGCCTGTTGGATGCCCTCGCGGACGGCCTGAACGCACTGATCGTCCCATGTGAACGAATCAGCACCAGCGACGTTCTTTCCCTTGAAATACTTGCTGGTGTAATTTACTACAATAGGCGACCAATAATCATACTCTGGGTCCGCGACCCCGTTTGGCCACGAACCCTCAAGCTGCGAGCCCGCCGTCGCACCAAGGCCGGTACTGAGCCCAGCGTAGGTGTCGGCAGGCCAGCCAAAGGGATCATCAGCATTGGCAGCCCGCTTCGTGCCGTCCACGATGCTGACCGTGCCGTCGATGGCAAACATTGATTCCAACCCGTGGAATCTCAAATCGTTACCCGCGCGATTGCCGTCGATGTAAATCTCTTTGGAGAGATGCTCGCTCATCGACTCCTCAAGCCGGGTAGCCATGCCACCTGCGACGTTGATGAGCGCGGCCTGACCACGGTTGGTGAGCATTTCACGCTTGTAAATCGAATCCGTGACCTGATAACCGCGATACGGGAGGGTCGCCGTCTGGAACAAATTCTGTCGTGCGAAGACTCGCGGAGTCTCTCCATTGTTCCCCGAAACGGGGACGTTCCTCATGCGGACTTGCCAGTTCAGGTTTAAGCCCGAAGCGTTCATCACCACATTGCCGGAACCTTCCAGCATGGCGAAGACCTTGAAACGACGGAACGTGGTCTGTTCAGTCTCCCGAAGGTAGTTCTGGATCGTTGTTTGAATTACGCGGGCCCAGTCAACGCTATTGGCCATGTGGCTCTCCTAAGTCAGGTGTAACCGGCGGCATTAAGGTTTTCCGCCAACATTTGTTCAAAAGTGAGTTTCTGCTTCGGCTGTCTCGGATCATTGTTGGCGGCACCGGCTGACCGGCTCGGATTCCGGCTGGCTTCCCGGCGCAAGTAATTCATGTTCTGACTGGCAAGGTCTTGAGGCTGCGGTGCAGCTTGCACTGCCTGTGGAGGTGGTGCTTGCTGAACCGGAGGAGCCACCTGAGTCGGCTGGGGCTGATACTGCTGCGGGGGAGGAGATGAGGCTGATGCGTACTGCTGACGCAGTAACTCAAGCTCGACCTTCTCTACCGCATAGTCAGCCCGATCCTTCCCGGGCGGAATACCTTTCGCTCTCGCTTCGTCGATATACTTATGGAGCAGGAGCCCCGCTGGTGAAACGCTACCTGTCTGCTGGTCGTACAACCAATCAGCGTTTTCCTTCTCAAACGTATCGACGTAAGCCTCTCGGTCGCGGGTCGCAAGCTGATCCTGAATGATCTCTTGAGCCTGCTTTTGAGCCATTTCTGCAACCATCGGGCCCAGAGCTTCCTCTGGATTGGTCAGAAACTTCTGGGCAAAGTCGGCTCGGTAATTCTGCCATTCGGTGAGAGCCAGCTTGGCGTCATATGGAGCATCGGGGTGGATTACATCCCGGCCATGATCGTCCTTGGTCAGGTAACGCTTGTAGCTATCCTTGACTTCGGGAGGATTCCACCACTTCTGTTGCGGTGCGGCCTGCGGAGCGGGGGCTGCCTGTTGAGGGGCCTGCGGTTGCTGTTGCTGCGACTCGCGCCACTTCTGGAACTCTGGCCGATAGGAGAGGTACTCCTGCGTGATCGGCATTATTGATTGGTACTGCTGGAGGGCTCGGGTCGCGGCCTGCTCCCGCTGCATGGCCTGATACAGGCTCGTTGCTATTGCACGGTCATCCTGCCCTTGGAACTGGGGCAGTTGCTTGAAGCTGTCCCATGGAGATGAAGAGACGGGAGCTTCGGACTGCGGTGCCGAATACGATTCCGGCTGCGTGTCCGCAACAGGAGCATCGCTCTCAACTGGAGCGGAACCCTGCTCAATGTCTTCTGACATGGTGGCCTCCTATGGGAAGTAAGACCACCGGATTGTGTCAGCGTCCTGACGGCGGGCAATAGTTACTTGGAAAGTAATCCCTGAAGGAATCCGCCAGCGGGTGCCATTGCATTACCAATCCTCGACACAGTTGTCTTCGGTCGGACAATCTGCTCGTTGAGGTTCTCTAGCTGCTTGACAGCTTGTTGGCGACCGGACTCCTCTGTCTTCTGATCTGCCTTCCACTGAGAGTTACTGCGGTTATCCCCCGTCATCAATTCCGCACCCAGTTCGACCAAGTTGGTTACATCCGCAGCTTCATCAAGGTTGTAAGCGGCCTGTCTTCCCAGATAGGTGGGGTGTTTGGCGAGATGGCCAGTGATGTCCTTGGCAGTGCTGCGGGCAAACTTCGTAACCCCCGGAATGCCAGACTTTGCCACCTGCGTGGCGACACCGCGAACCGCAGTCGGAACAGCTTTGTGGGCACCAACGAGCCCCGTGCCGTCGAGCATCCCATTGGCAAAGCTCATCCCCGCATTGATTACAGGCTGGGCGTAGGGAACCTGACCGTTCCAACTTTCTGGGAGAACATGGTTTCCAATGGCACCACGGAAAGTGTCGCCTGCCGTCATCCCTTCAGAGTTTGCGTGAGCGTCTCTGCCTTGCTGAATCAGGGCATCGTTGGCCCGCCAGCCCCGGTCGGCAGCCAGCGCGGGATTGGTGCGGTTGAAGTCCGATGCCTGCGACCGGACTGCCGCATCACCCGCCGCCGCCGTAGGGTCGGTTCCTCGGAGAAGGGCAGTCCCAATGAGACTGGCACCATCCGAAAGCACCCCGCCCATCTTGGTCGTGAAGCTGCCGACAAAGTTCTCGGGGTTCAGTATCTCTCGGAACCCGCCTTCTGGAACACCGGGCATCCACGTTCCCGGCCCAGTCCCGGGAAGGTAGGCGTACTTCCGATCAATCTGGTCCGCATACAGCTTGGCGGCACCGGCCTTCTGGCTGTCTTGGGACGAACCGGCCCAAGCCGATGGACCGGGCATCCCGAACCACCCCTGATCGGCCTTTGGGTCCTTGGGATCAAAGGACTCATAAAGCCTGTTTCGGCTGTCAAGCTGGTCGAGATACTGGCCACCCGGGGAAAGCTCATAGGACTCTGGCGTCCTGCCGTTCAGTTGACTCGGGGTCCAGCCTTTACCGGCGTAACCCTTGAGCATCTGATCCTGAAGCTCTCGCTCGTCATCCTTGGGCTGGTATTCGGGGTGCCCCACCTGCCTGTAGTACCGGAAGGCATCGACACTGGGGTGCTTCTTCCCAGCGGCATGGGCCGCAGCCATAGCGTCCGCATCGAACATCCCCTGAAGGTCTTCGGGGAGGCGGGCAATGTCTTGGGCGTAGGCGTGGCGAAGTGCTTCTTCAGGTGTCATGAGAGGAGTGCCGTCCGCAGGCTGGGATTGGTGGAGCCGGTTTTGAAGTTGATGTCATCAATGTCTTTGAGTGCGTCAGGGCCAGCGTTGTTCAGGATGTCCTGAAGTGCCTTGATCTGATGCTCGTACCCATGGGCGGGGGCTCCCATATTGGGATGTCCTTCAAGGTTGATGACCGGATCGCTCCCCGTGTGCTTGTATGCCTTGATGTAATCCAGCCAGTTTTTCAGGGTGTCTTCGTCCACGCCAACGTCCCGCATCCCAGGCTCGACCGTCTCTGAAAAACGCTTGGTGTGGAAAATGAGGTTGGA